AGTAGGAACAACAAAGCTCAAATTGGACGGGGCTGGTTGCGCAGCGGCAGCAGCTGGGCCCAATCGATCCTGATTATTTCTCATCTAAACCTCTCTCTTTTTTTTAAGCGCTAATAACGTAGGGGCTGCCATCGGGGCCGTAATCGACAAACACAGCGTAATCATATACAATACCAATATCAACAGTCGCGATATCCTCAGAACCATAGTCCAAATCGCCGAACTTAACAGATTTTAAATAAGCATTTTTAAGAATCCATTCTTCGTACATTCTTACACCAGAAGCAACAGTAGCGCCGGGGGCGTCGATGTCAGTGAAACCGCCGGTTGCAACGCTGCCGGCATCAAGTTGTATAATTTTGATCTGGCCTAATGATGCCTGAGCTGAAACTTTTGTTATGCCAGAATGAAGGTTGTCAAGAGTGGATGGTGAAACATATCCCATGTTCCTTAAAGCGTTATAAAATTTTGATCCCACATTTGGATCAATAGCATCAATTAACGTCATGTCAATATCGCTCCACTTGACAATACCAGGAAATTTAAAAAGATGGTTTAAAACTCGATGTTCGGTTGGCCCGCTTAATTCAAAAGAGGGCTTAGCGGTTTTTGTGACCATGTACGTTGTCTCACTTTGAAAGTTTCCAAAATCAACCACAAATCGAAATTTTCTTTTCGGTTGGAAACCTTGTTCTGCTGGGCTAAAGAATGCCATCTAATTTTTCTCCCATGGTGTTATATAATAAATAGTATTTCATTAATTTTTTAATCTTCAAAAGAAGCACCACTCTTTGTAATAATAAAGTCTAGCGCGATAAATTCAATTGCGCGTGCTGGTTTCAAGTAAATCTTTGCATAGAGAATATTTCTATCGATCAAGTCAGGAGTCGTGGTAGTCTCATCCAAAATAACTTTGTAGTCTACTAGACCAAAACCAGACTTTACTTTATCCAAGAAGGGTTCTACCCTACCTTTAAAACTGTTCCAGGTTGCCTGAATGTTTGGTTCAAACAAAGTGGTTGCAGCAAATCTAGAAATTTCCTTCTTAACAAAAATTAATAGTCTACGTACATTAATTCTATCAAGTGCAGATTGTGTAACTTGAAGGGTTTTTTGTCCAAAAATAACAACTCCTTCAGCTGGGAAAGAGGCAATTGGATTAATGTTCGCTTCATACAGTCTATCTCGATTATCCGAAGTCAAACGTTGTCTTACACCTAGTACTGGTAAACCAGCAGACCCCTCGCTTAAGCCGCCCCTGGTAAACCCAGCTGGGGCAAACCAAACAGCTGACTTACGCTGAGAGCTAGAAAATGTTCCCAGAGCGACAACTGAAGGAGGCACGTATACAACAGAATCACTAATTGTATCTCTAATTTGTACGAAAGGATAGAAGGTGCACCCATAACTAGTGTTGAGCCCCATATCCTTTGCTGAGTTGACCACATCTTCAACTGAACCAAGATTGTCTTGCTCTTCACCTAATTTCTCATGAGGTGGTTCATACCCGCCATACAAATCAATAACTGCAAGAGCATCAGCGCGCTCCTCACACATGTTTATTAATGCTGTGTTTAAGCTAGAGTTGGTTACGCCGGGCATTGCCGCAACATCATATTCAACATATTCGGCGTCCGCTACTACATCAACCGCCTTTGTAAAGCTGTATATAGCGGGACTAGTCAAATTTGTGAGACCAGTCATCGCCGAGTTTCGGAGCGGATCTCTTTCAGTAACATCAAATCCGTCAAAACCACCAAACATGGGCGAAGTGAATCTATTGAACCCTGCGTTCGAACCTGTTAGAATATACGTTGAACCGGATTTTGCAGTCCACGAAAGTTCGCTTGCTCTGGATCCAGAGGCCCAAAATGCGTGTGTTTTATCGTCTTCATGTGCACAAATGTCGTCAAGAGAGAACACCCAAGAATATTGATCTTTACCAGTAGATGCCAGTCCAAATGGATTATGCGTTGATGGCGTACCTCTTAGCAAGTCAGAGTTCGTATTATCATGACGTCTGGTATCCTTGAGATTTGATTGATACCCGAAGAAGGCTTTTGTTCCTTTAGACAAAGAACCCTCAGATGATGACACTCTTAATCTTGTAGTTGGGAACTCAAATGATGCGGTCATGGGCTGTGCAGTCCACAGTAAGTGGCCCGTGCCGATGGATGAGGTGTGAGTCCACGATCCCAGAGCACCGGATCCAGCGTACCAACCGGCTTGCGGGGGGACAGCTCCGGAAACGATCTCTTGAGTTTTTGGTACAACAGGGCCTCGAACTCCATATGGTACCAGCCCATCTGCTCCTTCATTACCTGGACTAACATTCGCGCTTACTTTAACTCTAACATATTTTGATCTGTTTGGATAATTGCCCAGCTCAGTAATGGTTTTATTATCCTCGCTGTAACTATAATGCCTATCACCGATTACTCTACCAATATAATTAAGCGAATTCGGGTTTAAATTAATGCTGCTAAAGCGCTCCAGAATAACAGGCACGTTATCATTGTCTTTTCCGCTCCTAACAAGTACTGTAAAAGTGCCGTATTTGTTAAAAACGTCTGTTGGTGGTTTGATATCCATAATAGAAATCTTGTAATCTCTATTAGCATGTTCGCCACTGTCTAAGGCAATAAATTTAAATAAGTTTGTAACACGTGTAGCGTTTGTGGGATCAAAGGTGGTAGCATCAGCGTCTTTATCTTGTGAAATGAACCACCCAGTTTCTGCTGCAGTCGCAGCTTTCTTTCGGCTACCCCACACAATGCCTGATTCACTAGTACCATCGAGGGCCAAAATAACGCCTAGTTGATCAGTTTTGGTTGGTGCCGTTCCGGAAACCATCAACTGGCTGTTTTGACTAGTATCTATATTAGATTCGAACGTCTCGCCTAACCAGTATTTCTCTCGTTGTCCTGATTCTGTTACCAAATCGTTTGTAAGAGTTGGATTGGTGTTGAATACTTTTCTAATAAAATTCTGCGAATCTTTCTGGAAGTTAAATTTAGCAGACTTAAGAATGCCGGCGGATCCCGAGATCCTTACGCTCCATTGACCATTTGAAGATTTAACCAGGCGCGCACATTCTCCGTTAGTAGAAGTAGTCTCGCCGTTTCTGGTAGTGCCATACAAAAGTGGCGCACCTTGCTGAACATACCAAATTGCAGCAAGGGTACCTGTGACAGGAGGACCGATGAGGCCGCCGGTGAAGTTGCCGATTGCGACGCCGGGCGCGGAGTCGCTATTATTTCGATTGCCGTCTTGGCCGGTGACATCTTGTGTAAGCGTGACCGTACCGTCTTCGTTGTCGACAGCGGTTATAGTAGCTGCACATGTTGCTGAGGCGTCATTAATTGCCGCGGCGAATTGGGCTGCAGCTGCATTGTCATCATCTGCTCCTTTGGCTGTTGAGACGCCTACATTATTATCAGTAGTAACATCGTCGCCAACGACAATTGCAAAAGGATGTTCGGTACCCGCTGTATCTCTGAGGATGAAAGAGCCAGCCAGGTCATTAGCGCCCTGAATCGTGATTGTTGCAGTGGCGGCCGGCTCTGAGGCATAGCTATCAGAATTCGGCATGATAAACAAGCCATATGCGCCGCCTGATTCTGCGGCGGTGTCGGACACGGTTGCAAAATCATCATCGGTTTTCCATCCTGCCTCGGCGCCTGCTGTAACATTTTGGCTATGCTCTCCCATAACACGATAGATGGTAGCAGGTTGATTATTTTTCAACCATGCTTGCGCAGCATAAGCCGCATAAGTGGGAGCAGTCATTTCTCCCTCGCGCCAGATGTCGCCAAGCGGGTTTCCGGCTGAAGGAGAACCAAAAACCGAAACAAATTCTTTAAATGAGTTAACCTTTACAGGCCTCATTCCCGGACCTTTTTGAAACCGTCCTATAATCATAGGACCCATTCTCTCCGGCAATGGTTCTAAAATTGATTCATCGATCTCATCAATAAAAATACCTGGAGATACAAATTTAAATTTATCGACTGCCATGTTTTTTTGCTCCCTTGTAAGCTAGTTCATTTTTTTATAAACTTTTTCCTTAATAAATAGTCTAGCTGGATTACAAAATCCTTTAAAATCTGAATTCCCCTTCTTCATCTTGCACGATAATTCTTTCTCTAGCAAATCTTATCTGCACAGCGTTCTCTCTTCTTGCTACTCTGGGTTGTTCCTGGTTAACTCCATCACCTATCAAATAGCCATATACGTTTATAGTAATAGTCGTTTCATATTTTCTTTCATTCGTTTCATAATTTGATATAGTATTAGACATAGCGTAGTCTTCTCGTATAAATGCCTCATAGCGATTAGAGTTATAAACAACTTGTATTCTTCTCTGGGCATTTGGATGTCTGATAATTGGCGTTAACAAGTCATTCATTTGTTCTTGGTATTCTGTTCTTAAGACAACTTTATAACCAACATCAACGTATATCGGTATTGGTATGGTTAATGTTTCATAAACTATTTTACCATTATCTTCTCTTCTGTAGATGGGAAAATTAAGTTGTTTTTTTCTACGATAAGCATCAATATTGGCAAAATTGCTTGTTTTATCCTGCTTTATGATTTTG